GGCAAAGGGCTGGGGTGCAATCTACGACCCGAGGGACAAGGAAAACGGAAATGGCAGACAATCGGACCCCCGCAACGGAATTGCTCGCGCGCTCGATCGCCAACTTGGACTTGGAGAGCCTGCCGGAGAGGCTGGACGATCAGCAACTGGCCATGGTCAAGCAAGTCGCGTCATCCCAGCTGCCATCCCTCCCCCCGTGCAGTGACCGCCATTTCAACCAGTGCCTGCGGGTGATGATCGCCGTGCTGCCAAGGCAGGGCAGCGATGATTTGTCCGGGGAACTGTTCGTCGAGGCTTACCGCCGCCAGCTTGCTGGCCACCCGGCGGACGCGATCACCTATCTCATGGACCAAGCGACGCGCGAATGCCGGTGGTTTCCGACGATTGCCGAATGCCTCGAAATCCTCTCGGGCTGGCGCCGCTGCGATGCCGATGTGTTGCGCCGCGACAAGGCGGCATCACTATACCTTCGCGAGGTGGACGCCCGCCGCGATGATGAAAGTGAATATAGAGAAAAGGCATCCATGCTTATGTCGCAGGAACAGGTGGACGCGCTTTCCCCGCAATTGCAGAGGATTGGGTTAGCGTGTCATGCGCTTGTTGTTGACGAGGAAGGGAAGGTAAGGCCATACCGCCAATTTGAGGATGAGGAAGGGTTTTGAGAATGTCCGCATGGGCCTGCCCGGCAAGCGCGGCTCGATCCCCGTCCGCTTCGATTTCCGCACAAGCGAATTCACCCATGCTTGACCATCCCCCCACTCCATTCCACAACGCACAAAAGGGGGAATGAATGCAGCAATGGTGCATCCTTCGCGTAGCCGCATCGCGCACGCTCAAGCTGGCGGACGGCTTAGAGGAATGCGGCTTTAGGGTTTGGATACCGCGCGAAATGCGGCTGATGCGCTTCGGCAAGAAGCGCGAACTGATCGAGCGTCCGGTGCCGATCCTTCCTGAATTTGTGTTTGCCGATTTTGCTGAGCTGGGGGCGATGCGCAACCTTTCGCACGGCTTGCCGTTCAAGGTTTGGGATGAAACCGGAAGGCGCATGAGAACACATCATTTGCCCGCCTTCAGCATATTCCAGCTTCATGGCCGCGTTGCCCGGGAAACCGATGATAGTCTCGCCCCGCTGCGTGCTATCGAGACAAGCCTGGGGATTGCCAATGACCGTCGCCGCAACCGGAAGGATGGACCTTCGACTCCGCCACAATTCAAGGCCGGAGAACAGGTTTTCACCGATGCGAACGGCTTTGTCGGGATCAAACTGACCGTTTCCGAGGACAGCACGGGCAAGATCGTCAAGGTTTTCCACAAGGACTGGTCGATGCCGCTTGAAATATCCGCTTGGAACCTCAGGCGGATTGTTGTAAGCGAGAACGAACCGAAAGGGTTTCTGCGGGTTGCAGATTGGGGCATAGCAGGGAGTAGTCGCAGACACTTCCTCGCCGACCGGGAAGGCCATAGTGACCTCGCGGCTATCGGAAGTATTGCCTGAAGTCGGCATTCCCGCCCGTCGATCACCCGGCGACCCTGACTTCAACCCCTTAGCAGAACCGCGCGGCACTGTTACGCGCGGGCGGGAAACCAGAGATGGACGCTGAAACTATCACAGACATCTGCAACCAGATCGCAGAGGGCAAAAGCCTAAGGGCAATATGCCGCGAACGGGGATTGCCCGAAAGTTCGGTGCGGTATCATTTGAACAAGGATGAAGTGGCATTTGCGCAAACCGCGCGCGCGCGTGAACTTGGCTGCGATGCTTTGGCCGATGAGTGCATGGAAATATCTGACAATCCCGCGCTTGATCCTGCTGACCGCCGCGTTCGGATTGAAACCCGCTTGAAGCTGATTGGCAAATGGTCGCAGCGCTATTCGGACAAGCTAACTGTGGCGACAACCCAGACGGTGACGCATCGTTATGAACTCGACGGCCTTAGCGCAGACGAACTCGACACGCTTGAGCGCCTTGCAGGCAAGGCTGCCGTCGCTCGCGGAGATACAAGCGGCGCAGGCGAGACGGAGCCTGCTTCGCTTCACTGAATACACCAACCCGCTTTACCAGCGCGCTCCGCATCATGCTTTGATCGCGGAGAAGTTGGAGGCGGTGGAGCACGGCGAGATTGACCGGCTGATGATTTTCATGCCGCCGCGTCATGGTAAGAGCGAGTTGGCCAGCAAGCGGTTTCCGGCATGGTGCCTTGGCCGCGATCCGAAGCGCCAGATTATCGCGGCGAGCTACAACAGCGACCTTGCCAACGACTTCGGGCGCAATGTCCGCAACCTGGTGAACGAGCCGGAATTTGGGCAAGTGTTTCCCAATGTCAGCCTGGCACCGGACAGCCAGGCGGCGAACCGGATGAACACGAACCACGGCGGCGCCTATGTCGCGGCGGGCGTGGGCACGGCGGTAACGGGGCGCGGCGCGCACATTGCGCTGATCGATGACCCGTTCAAGGATCGCGAGGAAGCGGACAGCGAACGGCGCCGCGATGTTGTGTGGGACTGGTATCGTTCGACGCTCTACACGCGGCTTATGCCGGGCGGGGCGGTGGTTATTATCCTTACCCGCTGGCACGAGGACGATCTGGCCGGGCGCATTCTGGAACAAGAGCCGGAACAGTGGGAAGTGCTCTCGATGCCGGCGATCAACGATGCTGGCGAGGCGCTGTGGCCGGAATGGTATGGCATTGACGCGCTACACCGGATCAAGGCGACGATTGGCCCGCGCGAGTGGTCGGCGCTCTACCAGCAAAGGCCGCAGCCCGATGAAGGCACGTTCTTTCAGCGGGCATGGTTCAAGCACTGGCAGCAACTTCCGTCCCTGCGGTATTACGGGAGCAGCGACTACGCGGTCACGGCGGACGGGGGGGACTACACCGTTCACCGTGTCTGGGGGATTGACGCGAGCGGGGACGTGTATCGCGTCGATGGCTGGCGAGGGCAAACAGCCTCGGATGAATGGATAGAGCGCAAGCTGGACCTTGTAGCGAAATACAAGCCGCTGGCATGGTTCGGCGAAGGCGGTGTGATCCAGAAAGCTATCGAGCCGATGCTCAAGCGAAGGATGCGCGAGCGCAACGTGCATTGCCGGTTGGAATGGATGCCTAGCGTGGCGGACAAGCCGACGCGGGCGCGCTCGTTTCAGGCCATGGCTGCGACAGGCCGGGTGCATTTCGAGCCTGGGGCAGATTTGGGCGAGTTTCTTGTGTTCCCGGCTGGCAAGCATGACGATGATGTCGACACCGCCTCACTGATCGGGCGGGCAATAGACCAGGCGCACCCGGCGATTGTGCGGGCGGTAGAGAAGCCGGACCGCCGCCGTGATTATCAACCCCAGGAACGCAATGACAACGATTGGGTGACCGTGTAATGGGCGAATACCATACCGATCTTGTCCGCAAGTTCGAAGCGGCGGAAGAGGCTTCGCAGGAAGCCCGCGCCGAAAGCGAACGCGCGCGCGATTACTATGATGGGCGCCAGCTTACATCGGACCAGATCAAGGTGCTCAAGAAGCGCAAGCAGCCTATCGTTATCGAGAACCTGATCCGCCCCAAGATCGACTACCTTTGCGGGCTTGAGCGGCAGACCCGCACCGACCCCCATGCTTATCCGCGCACGGCGGTGCATGAGAACGATGCCAATGCCGCGACCGATGCGCTGCGCTATGTAACCGAGGATCAGGACTTCCCGGTCAAGCGCTCGCAAGTGTTCCAGTGCATGATGGTCGAAGGATACGGCGGGGTCGAAGTTTACGCGGAACAGAGCAAGGACGCGATTGACCCGGCGCTGAAGGGGCTCGAGTGGGACCGGCTGTTTTACGATCCGCATTCGTGCAAGGCCGATTTCGGCGATGCCAACTATCTCGGCTATGTGACCTGGATGGATTACGATGAGGCCAAGCGGCGCTGGCCCGATGGCGAGCAGGTGCTTGCCGATACGATCAATCGCGGGCATTCGGCGACGTTCGAGACCTACGAGGACAAGCCGCGCTGGGCGAGCTGGACCGACCCCAAGCGCAAGCGCGTCCGGATCGTGACGATTTACGACCGTTGCCGTGGGCCTTGGGAGCGCGGGGTGTTCACGCTTGCCGGGGAACTGGAGGAACTTGCGCCTTCGCCGTTCCTTGACGAGGACGGCCAACCGGAATGCGCGCTTGTGCTGCAATCGGCCTTTGTCGACCGGGATAACGACCGCTATGGGATCGTGCGTGATTTCATGTCGCTACAGGATGAGGTGAACAAGCGCCGCTCCAAGTTCCTGCACCTTGCCAACAGCCGCCCGGTGCGGGTTTCGCACGGGATCGACCCGGAACGCGCGCGGCAGGAATTTGCCCGCCCCGATGGGGTGATTGTTGCCGATGCCGGTGAAGTAGAGGATTTGACATCGCAGACCATGGCGGCGGGTCATTTCAACCTGCTGGCCGAGGCGAAGGAGGCGATCAAGTCGGTTGGTCCGAACGCGACGATGCAGGGCAAGGCAGGGCAGGACCAGTCGGGCCGCGCGATCCTGGCCTTGCAGCAGGGCGGGATGACCGAGATGGCGCCCTTGCTGGACAACCTGCGGCATTTCAACATCCGGGTTTATCGGGCGGTGTGGAACCGCATTCGCCAGTTCTGGACCGCCGAGCGCTGGGTGCGGATTACCGATGATGAAAAGAACGTCCGGTTTGTCGGCCTGAACGTGACGCAGGGGGCTATCGCAGCGGCGAAGCTCAAGGAAGCGCTGGGCAGCGGCAAGATCGACATGGCGACGGCTCAGCAATACGCGGCGCAGTTGCAGGCTGACCCGGCGATGATGCAGCCCGCTAACGTGGTCGCTGAACTGGACGTGGATATCGTGGTCGACGAGGTTCAGGACGCGCCGACGCTGCAAATCGAGCAGTTCGACCAGTTGACCAAGCTGGCGCCGATGGCTCCGCCGCAATATGTGCCGGTGATGTTCGAAATGCTGATCGAGGCCAGCCAGTTGCGTAACAAGGACAAGCTGCGGGAAATCATGGAACAGGCGAAGGCCCAGCCCGACCCGATGCAGCAGATGGCCGCGCAGATGCAAATCGAGGCAGGCATGGCCGATATCGAGAAGACGAAGAGCGAGACGGCGGAGAACATGGCGCAGACCGAGGCGACCTTGGCGCGCATCCCGCTTGATCAGGTGGAAGCCGGTTATTCGATGGGGGTTGCGGCATGACGGCACGCAAGGGGCGCCCGCCCAAATCGGACGCAACGCTTGAGGCGCTTGGCTTCAAGGTGCTGGAAACCGAGATTTACGGCGATGCCGTGACCTATTTGCTTGGGCGCGACGGCGCTCAAATGACGATGACCGCTTACAAGGGCGAGGACATTGTGGAGATTGCGCGCGGTTGGCTCCGCGCCTGATTTTGCCAAGAGGCAAGACCCGCCGCCGGGGAACGGGCGTTTGACGGTGCCGCCGACCATAACGGGCGTCAGAGGGCAACATGGACGAATTTGAAACCTTCCTTGGGGGGGGACCGACCGCAATCGAACCGCAGGCCGAAGAAGGCCAGCCGCGTGGCGATGACGGGCGTTTTCTACCGAAAGAAACGGGCGTTGAACCAGCCGAGCCGCAAGGCGAAGCGCAGCCGGTGCCGCCGACCGACAAGCTCCCGCAGGAAGATTACAAGGCGATCCGCGAGGAACGCGAGAAGCGCCAGGCGCTTGAACGCGAAGTCGAAGCCCTCCGCAATCAAATGGCCCAGCAACCCCCGGAGCCGACGCCTTCCGTATGGGAGGACGAAGACGGGAAATTCGCACACGAGCGGGCACAAGCCGTCAACCAGTCCACGCTTCATGCGCGGGTGATGATGTCGGAAATGCTCGCTACGCGCGAATACCCGGACTTTGCCGAGATGAAGGCTGCATACCTGGACATGGAACGGGAAAACCCCGCGCTTATTCCCCAGGTGATGAACAGCCCGGACCCGTGGGGCACGGCTTACAAGATCGCGAAGAACGCGCAGACGATGCGCGAACTCGGAGCGGTCGATATGGCCACGCTGGAAGCCAAAATGCGCGAGAAGATCGAAGCGGAATTGAAGGCCCAGCCTACTGCCGCCCTTCCCGCGTCCCTAGCCGACGCGCAGTCGTCGCGGATCGCAGCAAGCGCCCCGCCCGGCCCGGCGTCACTCGAAGACATCCTGAGGGGCAAGGTTTGACCTGCCCCCAGTGAGGGGTAAGACCAATGGCATTCACTACTGTTGCAGCCGCGAACACCGAAGAACTCTGGGACAGCCAGTTTTTCACCAGCTACGTTCGCGCGAACCGCTTCCGGCGCTATATGGGCATGTCGGAAAACAGCATCATCAACGTCAAGGAAGACCTGACCAAGAAGGCGGGCGACGGCATCACGCTGCCGCTGATCGTCGAACTGGCGGGCGCCGGGCAGACTGGTAACGGCCTGCTGGAAGGCAACGAAGAGGCGCTGGGGAACTACGGCCACAAGATCGAGGTTGCGACCCGCCGCCATGCGGTTGCGGTGACCGACAACGATCAGCAGTTCACCGGCATCGACCTTCGCAATGCCGCCAAGGAGCAGCTCAAGAACTGGGCGATGAAGAAGCTCCGCACCGATATCATTACCGCGCTCGGTTCGAAGAACGGAACGGCCTATGGTTCGGCGGCGGAAGCGGTCAAGGACGCCTGGCTTGCGGCCAATTCGGATCGCGTCATGTTCGGCGATGGTAGTGTGGGCGGTTTCACCGATCACAGCGCCGACCTCGCCCTGGTGACCGCTTCGATGAAGCTGACCAAGGAGACGATCTCCAAGGCCAAGGCCAAGGCGGAAATCGCAACCCCGATCATCCGTCCGGTGACGGTGGGCGAGGATAGCGAGACCTACGTGCTGTTTTGCGGCTCGGGGGCTTTCCGCGACCTCAAGGTTGACCTTGCCACCAACCTGCAGAATGCGCAGGAACGCGGCGACGGCAACCCGCTGTGGAACGATGGCGATCTTATGTGGGATGGCGTGGTTATCCGCAAAATCCAGGAGATCGACACCATCGGCACCGTGGGCGCGGCTTCCGCCCGGCTCGAACCGTATTTCCTTTGCGGTGCGCAGTCGGTCGGCGTGGCTTGGGCGCAGCGCACCAAGTCGACCACCGAGGTTCGCGATTACGGCTTCGTCAAGGGCGTTGGTATCCACGAGATGCTCGGCGTCGAGAAGCTGCAATACAACAGCCAGGATCATGGCGTGTTCACCGGCTACGTCGGCGCGCTTGCCGTGTAACGGGGGAGGGCGGGGGCTTCGGCTCCCGCCCGTTCCTTTGGGGGAAAACCAATGGCTAACGCGATTTACCCGATTTACAAGCAGGCGCTGCTGGACGGCCTGACGGATATCGACCTGAATGACGGCACCGTGAAGGTGGCGCTGGTCGATACCGGGACGTATACCTACAACGCCGCGCATGACTTTCTGAACGACCTTTCCGGGGTTGTCGGGACGGCGCAGACGATTGCCAACACGACCGTCACCAACGGGCTGTTCGACGGCGACAACGTGACATTCACGGCGGTTTCCGGGGCATCTGTGGAGGCGCTGGTGATCTACATCGACACTGGCGTTTCGACCACCTCGCGGCTGGTGGCCTATATCGATACCAGTGTCACCGGGTTGCCGGTCACCCCGAACGGGGGCGACATAAGTATATCATGGAACGCCTCGGGCATTTTCCAGCTCTGATATGCTCTTTCCCGGCCTCTTTTCCGGTTTCAACTTCCGGGTGGACAACCTTCCGGCAACACCTGTCATTAACACCGGAACCACCTTGACGGCCAATGCCTCGGTTAACACCGAAGGAGCCTAC